ATCGCCCACGGCAAAACCATGGTTCACCAGATCAACCGTGATTGTGGCAGTTCCGCTTGCAGTCGTAAACTCAGGCGGTATGCCGCCAAAATCAATTTTCGGATTTACAGTGCCGCCAAACGATGTCGTTGCGGTCGTAATGCCCGTTTGTGTATAAACGATTGTGTCTGTTGTCACGGATGTAATGGTAAACGATCCATCAAAATTGACAGTATCTACGCCAGCCACATAGATTTCCTGACCCACATAAAAGTTATGCGGGAACGGGAAACGGATTGTCACCGTTCTGTCTGATCCTGCGGTAATAGATGAAATCTTGGATATGGGCGAAAGAATGGACGGAATGTCAATTGTAAAGAAGGCGGAACTGATCGTGATGATGTCGTAAGGACCAAGAAGATTGATGTTCCCAAGATTGATGATCGTCGGGAAGAACGCATAAGACGCCGAACTGGGAACCAAAGGCGTGTAGATCGTAATGGCAGATGAACCACTGGCGGTACTGAGGCCCAGACCCTGAACGAAAGTGATGGCAGTTGTGCCGACTGTTACAGTCGTGGAGTTTGAGCAGTAGTAATACTTTCGCGCGTTGTCCGTACCATCAGAAACAAGGAACAATGCGCCGTATTCAATATCACCAGCGCCCCAAGCATCAAAATCAGTAACGCGGGTCAGAACCCAGTTGGTTGATACAGTACCGACAGTCGTGACTTCATAAACGCCATTTTCTTCACCAGCCGACTGATTTTTTACCAGAACACGGTCACTTGCCGAGAGCGTAACGCCGTCAATTGAAATCGGCGCTTGCGTGCCTGAGTTGGTAAGTGTTGCACCAATGCCGCCCGTTCCGTTGCTGTATGTTGCAGTCAGGTTCGCTGTGGTCGCAACCTTTACACCCGTGTGAGCAAACACACCGGGCAGGGCAACGCTGGTGGCGGCAAAGCTGGATGTCTGATTGTCCGTCAAGGTGCGCGGCGTGACATCCGTGGTGGAACCGTCAGTCTGACGCCATACCTCCACACCAACATCGCCTTCTCCACCAATGGCAAGGTAGTTGGTGTACTCAAGGTCACTCCATGCCTTCAGGGCCCGGATTGGGTTGGAGAAACCGCTGGATATGAACCTTGTCCAGCCGCCAAGCTTCTGCACAAGGCCGAGCCCGCTCCTGTCCGTGATAAACCGAACAAGCTGAGAGAAGGAAACAGCCGTTTCATTAAGGGCTGGTGTTTTGTTAGTATCGACACCCGGCAAAATTTTCAGGGCATTATGCGGCATGTCTTATCCCCTGCCCGGAGTTGCCACCGGAGAAGTGGATGTAGAAGTCCAGCCAGAGGCTGCATATTTTTTCCTATACTCCTCAACCGTCGCGCCCTTTAACAACGCTTGGTATTGGCTTTCATAGGACTGCGCCATTTGCGGATCATCGCTCTGGCGGCCAAAGTTCCTCTGATAACCGCTGATGAAGATCATGGACGCCATCAGGAACAGGTCAGGCAGATACTGAGAGATGAAGGTGGTCGTGTTGGATTGCGAAAGCGTGGCGGGCCTGACCGTGCCGATAATCTCCAGCGTGTAGGCTGCATTCGGCCACGGGCCCAGAGAGAACGTCCGCTCATTAATCATCGCAAAATACTGGGGAACCGCCGCATTGGTGGCACTCGGCCATGCGTACTGGATGTATTCCTTGGACACAGGAAGCAAGGGAACGCGCGTTCCCAAATCGGGATTTGTCGTACCCGCCGGGGTGATGACGTTAACATTCTGAAGCGTGACGAACGTACCTTGCGTTAACGCAACCTTGGACGCATTGGCCGTCGTGGCAAAACTGGTATTGGCGGACACCGTGGAGAGAAGATCGAGGTCGCGGTAAATGCGCAGTTCAGCGTACTCAATCGCATCCGGTAAGATAGAAAGCCAGTTGGCGTCAGTCTCTGGGACAACAGAAAGCGTAGCCAAAGCGGTTTTGTATGTTGCGTAGGTCAAACCCGGCATATGACGCCCTCGTTAACGCCTTGTTTTGTCCGGTTTACCATAAGTGACCCGTAACAAGAAATCTATTGTTTTGCGTAGTCTTCCTTGACTGAGACATACCAGTCGCGGGAACACTCCAGCCTGCCATTCGCTGCCCTCAAGGCCGCCCGGTTGCGCGCCAGAGCGGATCGGGCATCCATGCCAGTCTCTATCACAGGAACCGCCACCGGAGCCATGCACTCAGGCGGATCAGGCAAGTTAACGGGTTGCAATTTAGCGCCCCCGATAGCTCCGCAGCCTGTTAACATCATCGTCGGTAAGGTCGCAACGATCAGGACGCTTCCGTAGTTCTTCCTCATAACGCGCAATCTCCTCATCGTCGCGCTTGGCCGCCTCTTCCAGCCGCCTGACTTGGTTTCTGGCCCGCTCCGCAGCCTGTTCCGCCATGCTCTTGTCGCGTTCCATGGAGGCAATCTGGGCCTGCAACTCCCGCTCACGGCAGTTGGCGGAGCTATCGACACGGCCCTTGATATAAGCCCCGCCTATAGCTGATGCAGCAAGCCCCGCAATAGTCAAAGGGGCCACCCATGAAGGCAGCCCCAACCATGCCAGAAGCTTGAAGATCAGGGTCACTTGTCAAACAGCCCCTGTTCAATTTCCTTGCGATACATGGCCCAAAAGAACAGGACAAACGCAAATATGGCGACCACAAGAACAATCAAGGCGCGATAATCAAAGCCGGAAAACGCGCCAAAGGTTGCTACGCCACCGCCACCGAACCACCCGGCGATGGAGGCCCATACCCTGCGATGCTTGTAGACGGGCTTGGGCTGGACCGTGATGGCTTCAGCATCAGCCTTGGGTGTTGCTGGCGGCTCCTCACGGACGATGTTCTTGGGCGTCCCGGCGAGGAACAGGTCACGTTCATCATTCCGCCTGTTGACAAGTCCCCTCATGACCTTGCCGTTAGCCTTAACAAACAGAAGAAACGCATCAGCCGCCCCAGCAAAATCGCCAGCGTTGAACTTGCGCAGAACAGTAGACTTGCGGAAATTGCCAATGCCAATGTTATAGGTCAAGCTGACCATCGCATCAAATTGCGGCTGTGTCGGAGGGCGCTTCAGCACCTTCTTTACATCGTTCTCATACTTGACCAAGGCTTCGCGGAGATACTTGTCCGCCTGAGCTTGGGTAATCCGCATACCGGGCTTTACATTGATGATCCCGGCTGAACTGGTCAGGCCGTAGCCAATCGTGTAAGGTTCCCCGCCCGTCGCAGGATCGGGATAGGCGGAAAGGCTAAGGCCCTCCCACTTCTTTATGATGCGCAGACCAGCGTCGGAAGTCCTCATGCCTTGTCTACCTTGCCATCCAGCTTGTCATGTATCTTTTCAAACATCGCGCGGATTTCACGCATGATTTCCGTGAACTCTTCACGGCGGACATAGTGGACAGGAAGGGCTTTTTCTATGGAATGAAGGTCTTTGCGAAGCTCTTTCGTCGCATCCCAAAGCTGGCGGAAAAACCACCCGCCTATTGCAAATATGGCTCCAACGCCAATGTTGAAGAGAATTTGCAAGTTCAACTCCATGATGACCTCAAAGCAAAAACTCTCCCCGGCAGATTTCTAACCCAATTTCCGACACAGGAAAAGGGGTCAGTTACTTGCCAAACACCCGGCCTTCATACCATCCGTCATCCCAAAGGTGCATGAGGCGGATAAAGTAATCTTCGTACTTCTTGCCAATCACTTCAAGTGAATACCTGTTAACAGCGCGCTCACGGATGACATGCGGGTCCAATTTTTCCGCCTCAATTGCGGCACGCTTGAACTCACCGAATGTGCGGCACCGGAAGCCCGTGACGCCATGCTCAACCGTTTCCGTAAATGCACCCCAGTCAGTCGTGATAACGGGCGTTCCACAAGCCTGAGCTTCCACGTTAACATTGCCGAACGGCTCAATGTAAATCGTGGGAACAAAGACCGCCTTGGCACGCGACATTAACTTTCCGCGCGTCACAGGATCAACAACCCCCACATATTCCGTTCCCAGTGGAGGCGTTCCCTGACCCGCCACGATCAGTTTCTTGCCAAGGTCAAAGCAGACATCTGCCGCGATGCGATAGCCCTTGCGATCAACTAGGCGGCCAATGAACAGGTAATAATCATTCTTTTCCGCGCTGAACGGAAACATGGCGGGGTCAAGATAGCCGGGAATGACCGTATCCCACCAGTTGCCATTTGCTTCTCCAGCGGCATTGGGATGCGCCGCGCCGTAGACCATGTGCATCCACGCATAGCTTTCAAAGACGCGGTACTTGGAGAACGTGCCGGGATAGCCGACGCCAAACTCTACCGTGATCATGTCGGGGAAGGCATCCGCGATCTGCTTGTGAGCATAGCCGCCAATGACACAGATCAAGTCCCTGTTACTGAGGCGGTTCTTCTTGATGCCAGCGATGACGTTATTGTTGAAATCCCGCCAAAACGGCAGCTTATAGTCAAAGCTGGCGGCAGTGAAATGCTTGTCGCCAACGTGTTCAGACCGACGCTTTTCAGTCGTGCATGGTATATGTTCAGTACAGGGCGCTTCATTACGGTCGCCTGAATACAGGTAGACCTCATGGCCCCTGTCCATCATCATGCGGCAGAAACCAAGAACCTTGCCCGTGTAGGCGCAGGAAGAATATGACCAGAGCGTCTGGGTGTGCGGCAATGCCGCTATATGTAGACGCAATTTCCCCTCCAATTGCGTTAAGAATTAAGATTGCACTATGCTTGTGGAGTTGTCCAAGAAGTCAATCGCAAACGCATCAGGCTCACCGAATGTAAGGCGCTCTGCTTCGCTCTGTGCGTCCGCCTTGATGATGGAGAAGCTAAACTGCGGCGTGTCCAAAGCGGTTCCACCTGTTGTGGCAAAGGTAACATCAAAACTGCCGTCTGTGATGTTTGTAATATGGATCAGGTACAGGTTTGCGCCAGTTTTTTGGTTCACAATGACCGTATCTGTCGCACCGATCTTTGAGTTGCTGACCGTAAAGGACTGCCAAGAGGTGGTGCCATATCCAGCCACAAGCGTAATCAGACCGCTGGCGGCATTGATCGTTACGCCCGTTGTCTGGCTGATGATTTGTGTGGCGGAGCTACCCGTATCAATCGCGTAGCCAAGTTTGCCCTGACCCGTTACCTCAACATCGCCTGTTGACCCGACAAGAAGTTTCTGACTTCCGCCAGTGGTTAACGCAACAGTGTCTGCTCCGGGGGAGTACAGTCCTGTGTTGGCATCTCCGCCAAATGTATATGAAGGCGCTGTTGCAGAATTGGCGGGAAGAGATAGCTGGTTGGTTGAGCTATTGAATGTAAAATCAGCGTCACCACCAAGAAGGCCGGAATTGTTGTACTGAACTTGCGTGTCAAGACCAGCGGCAACAGAGGTGGATGGCATGTACATCCAGTAGGCATTGTCTGCCGTTGTTCCGCTGGGTGCATTGCCTGTATTGCTGTCAACAATGGAGGCGTACAAAAGGCCGTTATACGTTACCAGATCACCATCATAGTAAACCACAAGGGCATTCCACGCGCCCTTGGGATTGAGCGTGGGGCCCGGTGAACCAGAGATGCCAGTTGGGCCCGTAGCGCCAGTCGCGCCAGTCGCGCCGACATCACCAGTGGGCCCGCTGGGGCCGGAAGGTCCGGTTGCGCCCGTCGGTCCAGTGGGTCCGGTTGCGCCAACAGGACCAATTTGCGTATACATTACTTGGGCAATAGTCAGGATGATACTGGGCGTCTCGGGGACGGAGCCAGAAACCGCAATTTCATCAATCTTGAGAAGATTGCTGGTGGCTTTCCAGTAAAGCTCAACATAATCGCCAGCAGTTGTGGCGGTCTCTACAAAGCTAACCGTACCCACAACATAACCGGGAGTTCCGCCTTGCTGCTTCAGCACCGAAAAGCGCGTATTGCTGTTGGGATAGGCTGTCCCATTGAACACCAGCCAGACATCAGCAAAATGCTCAGAACTGTCGGTATTGGCAAACTGAATGGAGAACGTCAGGCTGTAAGTGCCGGGGTGGTCAAACGTAATTTCCGATCCGTTCTGGATGGAAATACCGTTGCTCTCCGCAGTGGAATTGATCGTAATGGCCGCACCAGAGGCTCCTGTGGGGCCAGCCTGATCTGTGGTATCAAAAAATGATCCGTAATAGCCCAATGCGCCGCCAGCGCCTGTAACTCCCGTGACGCCCTGCGGGCCTGTGGGGCCCGTCGCACCCGTTGGACCTTGCGCGCCCGTGGGGCCTGTCGGTCCCGGCTGAAGGCCAGCAATCTGAAGCGTAGTGGCCCTTGCGGACGTTCCAGCCTGTACAACCTCAACCTCTTCAGAGCCGTCAAGAGAGGTTGCAACGGGGAGTTGGGTAATTTGCACATTTGACATTTACAGCGGCCCCGTGGAAGGAATTTCAGTGAAACCATAAGGCAACGCGGGATTGTTGACAACATATCCGCCAGAAACATAGGCGTTCGCAAACGTCGATCCCTGAAGGTCAATCTCAGTCACACTTATGACCGTGATCGTCCAGTTGCCGTTTGCCTCAGTCGTTCCCTCAACATCACCAATCGTGACGTTCTGGCCTGTAATCATGCCATTGGTGGTATCAACCGTGAGGCGGATCAATCCAGAACCATTGTCAGCCGCGCCGGAAATGTTACGGAATGTAACAGCATTTGGGTCAGTACCCGGAAGATCGTTCATGCTGCCATTCGGTGCGCCCGTTTGCTGAGTGACGCGGTAATCGTTGTTTTCCGTAATTCGCAACGTATTGCCGGGGATCGGGATGCCTGTAAGGGGATCAACCGTGTTCTGGCCGGATGTGGCGCGGTAGTCGGTAGAGGCCGCCACATAATTTGGAACTCGCGGGTTCATTACGGGCATGGGATCGGCAGGCAACACAATGGCGCGAAGCTGCTGATTGGGAATATCATTGCAACGGCGGCAAACCAATTGTTTCAAGTTAACAAGCTTGTTACCTGACCACTGCATCTGCCAGCGCAACTCTGAGTGGCTGTATGCAAACCCGCACGCATCACAAATTGCAGCAGCCTGCGGATTGCGACTGTTGATCTTTGCGCGGCCAAGTTTGGATGCGTATCCCATGATGCTACCGGAAGTAGCCAGAAATTTGCGGGGAAATGTACAGGCTCACGTTCTCTGTGTCCTCGGCTGCCGCAATCTGATATGCCTCATCCGCCTCCGCCTTAAGCTGGGGCGTCAACTGCGGCTGCCAGATGCGGGACAGGTAATAGGCCAGACCATTGGCAAACGCATCCAGCCAGCGGTACGGAACGTCCAGTGTCTCACCGCCGGGAAGGTTGGCATCCTGAACCTGTGTCACCCGGTAATAAGTGATCGTAGACGGGCTTCCAGAGCCGTCAGGAACGGGCCAGATGGTCACGGTCGGATTGATAAGGCGGTCAAACCAGAAGACCGTGGGAAAGCCCTGCTGGGCCTTGTTGGGATAGCTCGCATATTCCGTGCGGCTGATCGGCATCATGATGCGGTCAGTGTTGGACGTTCCCGCAGGCGTGCGGGCATACATATCCAAGATCATGATGGTATCGGCGGGGACGGAATAGGTGGACTGACCCGCCACAAGATTGATAGTCTGGGTGTCAACCTTCCACAGATTGGGGCCCATGTTGCTCCAGCGCGAAAGCATCATGTTCATGGCCTGACGCGCGGAATTGAGGTGTTCAGCCGCCAAGGATGTGGAGCGGATTTGGCAGAGGTTAAAAGCGTAGATGACCGTCTCACCAATTGAGGGGTTGTACGCGGCGGTTCCGCTGGTGGTCATCTTGGCCTCACAAATTATTTGGCGGCATTATACCGCCAATAGACCTATTCAGAAATAGGCTCAGGATCAGCAACGTCAGGCACTTCATGCACCCAATACCTCATCCC